TCCATGCCAGTAGCAAGGGCAGCTCTTACGAAGTGTTTAAATCCATTAGGAGCATCAGTTTTAATGAAATATGCATCAGTGTCTGATAGGTAGTGGTTAACCACGTATCCATCAGGTAGCATACCCATGTTTCTCATTGCATTAATGTCATTGTCAGCAGTACCAACTCTTAGAGTAGAATTTAAAATTCTATCAGCTACAAATTGAATGTTTACAGGAAGAATTAATTTTCTACCTTGCATTGCAACTTTTAGCCCTCTTTCGTCGATAAAGCCTGCAATATCAATCATTGCTTGCTCTAATGAGGTTTCGTTCAAGTCAGCATCAGTTGCACTTCTGTTTGAGAATGTGCCACCTAAAGCAGTTGGGTGTGCTGTGTTTACTAATGAAACACCATCGCCACCAGCAGTTGCGAATGCATTATTTAAAATGTTCGCAGCTTTTTGTTGCTTTGTGTATGCCATTGAACGTGCCAAAGATTTTGTGTAACGAGCCGATAAAGTATCGTACAAGTTGTCTTCGACTGCTTCCTCAGTCAAACTGAATGCTAATGCAACAGTTTCATGAGAATATCTAGCAGTGAAAGATTCTTGAGCTGTATCAAATTGTACAGCAGAACCTTCCTGCTTGACTGCAGCTTCACCGAAGCCAACTAACATTACTTCTTCTTCAAAAGCTCTGTCACTTGTTTCTTGGTCAAAAATTTCAGCATGCTCGTTTTCATAACGAGAATACTCCATACCGAACAAGGCGTTTAGACCAGGTTCTAGCTCTTTCGCGAGTTGCGCTCTATTAATCGCCATAATCTACTCCTATACGCCTGCAGTTCCAGTACCACCGTTCATATCAGAATTGTTAAGTTTTATAACAAGAACAGAGTTATTAGCCGTAGCGTCATTACTCGGTGTGTCATAAAAATCAATCAACTTCACCTGAAGTGCTGCAGTAGTATTTTTAGAACTTGAATCAATTTCTACACCAGAAATACCCGAAGTGGTAGAACCAGCACCAAAAACTAGATCACAGTTTTGGTTTAAGTCAGCTGCTACTAGATTGCTTGCAACTGAATCTTGCTGAGCAATATATAATTGGTCAGGATCATCAGCAACAAAAGCTATAGCATCACTTGCCACCGTACCGTTGGGGAAAGTGTTGTTATATCTAGGTTTGCCTGTGGATGGATCTGTGTAGAAACATCCTAAAAAAATACCTCTAATAGGGTCGCCAGCAGTTGCTACCTCAATTGATCCGTCAGCCTTTGGCTTAACGGGGTCTCCTGTAAATAATGCGCTTGCGCCACTTGTAATAGAGTATTTAGTCGTACCAGTTGTTCCACCAGGGGCAGAACCAACTTTAGCTATTGGTCTAAGACCGAAAGCTTGATCTATGTTAGCCATAGTAGTCTCCTAAATTTTTCAGAGACATAAATGATCTTACTCATTAAGATTTCTTATTGCCTCCAAATGTTACTCTGCTTTGCCTTTCCTGATGGATTGGCATAGCTGGATGCTCTTCTTTATGGAGATCATTTTCTACTGCCTGTGTCTTTGAATCCGTTAAGTTTCTGAAATAAGAATTTCTGTCTTCTTTAACTTCAACAGGACAACGCATTAGTAATAATCCACCGATCCCTATTACACCTTTGTATTTGCCGTCAGCGATAGCAGGTAAATCCGCTCTATCGGGATATTCATCTGCGTTTACAAATTCATATCCGCTTCGTAGTCTGCCAATGATATTTTTTTCATCAAGCATACCACGATATTCAGCTCTTACCCACCGATGGTGATAACCTTCAGGTGGTTCAGGTGCTTCTAAGTTGCTTGGAGGAACCCATCCCCTCTTTCGAACATCCTTTTCACGGGTTTCTAATTTGCGTGAGGTTTTATTTATTTTTGTATCAGTCATTTACGCCTCCTTCACGTGTTTTGCGTACTCTTCAAGTGGCACACCAAGTTTTTTTGCAATAGCTACCTGTGAGGGTGTGAGTTTCACAGTGCGGCGGCCTGATGCCGTTGTTCGAGTAGCGGAAGCAACTTTTTGCCTCGGCTTACTTTGATCCTCAAATTTATGAGGAAACTCTTTTCGGATTCTCCGATCAATCTCAGTATAGTACTCTTCTGAGCTCGCGTCAAATCCTTCGTTTAACAATTCGTCATGAAAAGACATTGCCGTATATGTCATTGCCTTATCTGTTCCAAACCATTTGTTATCTTCAGCCCAATCTTGAGCTTTAGGATCAGGTCTAGCCTGTGGTTGAGCCTGTGGTTGATTATTCCAAGGTTCTTCAACAGGTTGTTCCTTTTTAATTTCTTGTTGCTCTACTTTTCTTTTACGTAAACTCAATCTTTCTTTTTCAATAGCTAATTGAGCTATTCGTTGCTGAGCTTCCATTTGCTTTTCAACATCTCCTTCACTAACAGCTTGAGTGTAGGCTGTTTTTAAAAGCTGTTCTGTGGATTGTAAACTCTGTTCATCAGAAGCAACTCTTTCTTTCGATGTTACTTGAGATACAGTTTGTAAGTTTTTATTCTCCTCTTGAACTTTTTTTGCATAATCAATTGCAGCTTGTTCACGTCTTTCAGCTTCACGCATCTTACGTGTAAGTTTATCAATACGTCTTTTTACAGATTGAGAATACTCTTCAAGTTCTTCTTCTTTACCTTCTTGTTTAGATTCTTCTTGAACCGTTTCTTCTACTTGAATGTCAGGTTTATTTTCCTGCTGTTCTTGTTTATCTTCTTCTTTTAACTCCACTTCGACGGGGTCTCCCGAGGTATCTATCGGAACCATTTTGTCATTTTGTGATTGTACTTGCATAGAATTCTCCATGTTACATTATGTTAGCTGGCAATATATCTCTAGGATCATCAACGACTGCCAGAATCTCATCTTCGTTAATAATACGTAACTCACCACCATCAATCTTTACTCGAGATCCTGCATAGCGAGTTATTATAACCCAATCACCCTCTTTGCACCAGGGACCATCAGGATATCTCTCTTTATCTTTATAACATAAAGATCCAGTCTTTAAAACTTTACAAATGTTTGTTGTTATTTGTGATTCCTCTACTGTTTCATCAGTAAGAATTACACCGCCTTTTGTTTTGCCTTTTAATTTAAGAGGAAACAAAACTATTCTCCAACCGACTGGTTGAGGAACTTTTTCTAATTCTTTTTTTTCTTTTTGTTTTTCTGCACCATCCCAAACGTGTTTGGGTACAATCAATTTAGGTTTAGTCGTCATCTTCTAGCTCCGTTTTCTTCAGCAGGTCCGTGAGTTCCTGTTCAGTTTCTTCAAGACCGCGAAGTTTACCAGTCAAATACCGATATTCGTCCCAATCTTTTACACCACTACATATAACCTGTCTTATAGTGTCTTGTCTATCTTTTAGTTGATTTTTAAAATAGGTAAAAAAATTTTCTATTCGCATAATTTCATTTGGTCAGCTAATTTTTTGCAACGATTTGGAGTTTGTTTATTCCATTTCGAGTCGAGCATCTCGTAGCTCGCACCAATAAAATTGCTTTCCTGCAGGCATTTCCACATGTTACGGAACTTGGACACGCCTGATTTTCCAAGCTGATATACCATTTCGGTAATGGTATGCTGCGCGGTTGTAGGCAAATCAGTGACATCATGTTCTTCCATGAGCTGCCTTGCTTGACCTATCGCTTTATTTAAATCTTTATCAAATACTTCTTGTAGTTCTTCTTTTGTGTAAGTCTTGCCATCTTCAAATTTATCTTCGTGTACTACTTTATGACCCCACCCAATTGTGCGAAATCCTTCGGTGTCTATATATACGTGATCTCTGAAGCCTTCGGATAATTTTACGGAACCAGCTAATTCGTCGTATGTCACTTAGTAAGACCCTTTGCCTTCTCAAAAGTACGGAGTCCCGATACGCCGAGCATTGAAGTGACAATTGCTAGAAGGGGCCCAGTTTCTATGGCAGGTGGAACAATATCCATACCTGAAAATTTTGCATACCAATCAATACAGGGAGATAAGATGAACGCGAAAAATAAAGCTAGGGCTCCGCACCATCCTATAGCTGGTCGCCAGCCAGCAACGAATACGCTGCGATGGCTGGCTTCCTTTGCATTAACATCTAATTGCTTTTCTGCAAGCTTTTGTTGAATGCGTTGCATCAATATTTTTTTATCTAATTTTTCTTCCTCTGATGTATGAATCTCGTCGACAACTTTTGCGATAGTTTTTAAGGCTCCACCTTTACCGCCTAATAGTCCTCCGAGAAGATTAAGCACTATGCTGCTCCGCCTGTCATCCAGCTAATTACCCAGATAACTATAATAGCTACGATAGCCGCCTTAATCCAGTCCTTCATTTTCCACTCTGACCACTCTTTAACGTGTGACCATAGATCTT